ATTCCGGCCAAATGAACTGGTGCGCGGTACGAGCCGGCCTAATCAGCCAATCGACCGTCGGTAAGCAAGTGGCTAATCTCCACACTGCTTGCCACAGGGTCGCTCGTTCGAGAGGGCGGGCGGCTCTTTTTAGGGATTTGTGTTATTTCAATTGCGTGAAATCATGGATAAAATGCTTTGGTCGAGTTGCAAGCCCGACAAAAAAGAAACACTTCCCCCAACGGTATCTTTTGGTGCGTACTCGCGCCTGGGCTTGCAACCGTATGCCGTTGGGGGAATTTTTGATTTGCGAGGATGCAATCATGCCTAGGGCCAGAAACATCAAGCCGTCGTTCTTCACTAACGAGATGCTCGCTGAGGTGAGCCCTCTGGCCAGGTTGTTATTTATAGGTCTTTGGACTGTGGCAGATCGTCGCGGTAGGTTGGAGGATCGACCGAAGAAAATCAAGGCTGAGGTTTTGCCTTATGACAACTGCGATCCGGAAAAGCTACTCAACGAGCTTGCGTCAAAGGGTTTCATAACTCGTTACGAGGTCAATACTTGCGGCTATATTTGCATACCGAAATTTGAAAAGCATCAGAACCCGCACTGTAAAGAATCGGAAAGCACCATACCAGCACCAGACGAGCCCGGTGCAAGTACGGTGCAAGTATCGGAAATTCCGGAACGAGCCCGGCTGATTCCTGATTCCGGATTCCTGATTCCTGAATCCCCCTTAGGAAGCATGGCTTCTATCGAATCCATTCTTCCGGAGCTTCGCACTGAATTCATCTTCAAGCTTGCTGGAAAGAACTCTTGGATGCTGTCATCAGTGAAGCTATCGGAGTACCAAGCAAACTTTCCAGGAGTCAAAATCGACATTGAGCTAAGAAAGGCGATGCAATGGATCAGTGACAATCCATCGAAGCGAAAGACAGAAAACGGGATGCCTAGATTCCTATCGTCTTGGCTATCCAAGGTTCAGGACAGCAACAGAGGGCTACCATTGTTTGCTCAAGATCCAAAGCGACAGCCTCTTGAGGTTCGTCCTGAAAGGTGCTTCAAATGATCGAGCAAACGCTCAAGGATGAAGAAAACCTACTCGGGGGCATCCTTTGCAATCCGGAGACGATCTACCAAGCGGCGGAGTTCGTTGACTCCAAGTCGTTTTTGTCTGATGGATTCGGGCTGGTGTTTCAAGCGATCCAAACCATGCTCCAAATGGGCGTACCGATCACTCGGTCAAATGTTTCGATCGAGCTTGTTCGGGTCAAAGCGGTTGACGCTATGGGGGGCCCTAAGAGGCTCATCGAGTTGCTAACCGATGGTCAACCGCATCACGTTTCCTACTACGCAGAAATCGTCGCAAAGCACTCGAAGCGGCGTAACCTGATGGCGTTCATTGATCGGATTAAGGCGAAGTCGATAGAGGCTAATTGCGATCCTATGGAGCTCGCTGGTGAAATGTCTCAGGCCCTTGGGATTATGGGCGGCGAAAGCGATCAGCAAAAGCAGATCGGTAAACTTGTGATTGACTTTTTGGAGGATTGCGAGCGTATTAAGTCCGATGGCGGCCAGATGGTTTTCGCGACCGGGATCGAGCCACTAGACTCGGCTCTCGATGGTGGCTTCCCGGCTGGCACGATAACCATCGGAGCAAGGCCATCAATCGGAAAATCTGCTTTCGGTTCGGAGGTCTGCTATCGGATGGCGAAATCCTTTGGAAAGCCGACTTTGTTTGTGAGTCTCGAAATGAACTTTCGTCAAATGGCTTCGCGGTTTGTTCTTCGCGGGTCTAACATGCGGGTCAGCGACTTGAACAGATTGAGCTATACCAACGAGCAACTTGACGCAGCAATGACTAAGGCTCTCCAAGACTCAGACACTCCGATGGAGTTCTGGCACAAGCCATCGGGAACAATTGCACAGATTGAGGGACGCATAAGATCCGACGTAGCTAGGCGTGGTTGTAGGTGCGTTGTGGTTGACTACCTTCAATTGATTCGGGCTCCAGGCTACAGCGATCCAAAGCTTCGCGTTTCGTTCGTGATGAAAGAGCTTGTTAGGATTAGCAAAGAACTGATGATTCCGGTCGTCGTCTTGGCTCAAGTAGGCAGGCAGGCAGAAGGTACCATGCCGACGTTAAGCGACTTGAAAGAATCGGGAAGCGTCGAGGAGGATTCCGATACGGTGATTTTGCTACATCGCGAAAAGCGGGATTCGCAAGAACTGCTTTGCGAGGTGGCGAAACAACGGAACGGAGAAATCGCAAAGCTTACGTTAGCTATGCGGAACGGTGTTGTAATGGCGGTCAGCGAAGTCGCTACCGAGTTTCATAATGACTTTGGAGGGTATTGAGATGGCTAGATTCTTAATCGTTGACCTAGATACAGGTCGCATGGATGGTTGGTATGCGTTGCAACAAGACGCATGTTGGGCGGCTGAACAGCGACGGGTAACCGTTGGAGGTCGATGGATCGTTCTTGAGTTGTCGGACGCTTGCAAGCATAAGACTAGGCTCAATCCTGCGTTGACTCAGACTGCGGACATGGAGATGGATTTGCGATGAAGCTTTCCGAATACTTTGCCAACATCGAGGATCTTAAATCCGAAAACAAAGACCTTCGCAAGCAGCTTGAGCGAACGAGTCGAAAGCTGACCGAATCTCAGGCAAGAAACAAAGAGTTATTCGACGCACTCCGAGCCGTCGTCAACAAAGATCATCCAGCGTTAAGGAGGAAGAAATGAAAATTTTCATCCCGGGCGAGCCGGTGGCGCAACCACGGCCAAAGGTCTCGACGAAGAACGGCTTTCCGAGGGCCTACACAGAGCAACATCACCCCATCCATGCGTACAAGCAAGCAATCAGGCTAGCCTATGTCAACGCAGGCGGCGAGGTAATCGAGGGGCCGGTTTCGATTCGGATCTTTTGTTGGTTCGAGCGACCTAAGGGCCACAGCAAGAAGCGACGGCAACAGACAGAGCCAAAGACAACAAAGCCCGATTTAGACAATGTTGGAAAAGCAATTCTCGATGCGCTGAACAAAGTTGCTTACATCGACGATGGACAGGTCTACCGGCTGACTGTAGAAAAGTGGTACGTTGGGCCAGAGGATCAAGTCGGAACATGGATCGAGGTGACCCAATGACGCAACGCAAAAACATCTCGCAACCGCCGGACTTTTGGGACGTTATCGATCGCGCAGCAATCGAGCGAAAGACCACCAAGAGCCGATTGATTTTTGACGCTCTAAACGCTTTCCTTGGGCTTGATATGGAGCGAAAGAGGCAACCACGGACGAAAGTAGCCAAGAAAAAAAAGACGCGTCCAAAGCGAAATTAAGGCCGTTGCTTGCAATTTCCGGCGGTCAAGCCTAAAATGCGGGAAAGGAGTCAGAATTATGAACATCGGTGATTTAGTTAGGAGCAAGCGTTTTTGGGCGGCGGCGGCTACGATTGCCGTCGTCGTTCTCAAGGACAAGACCCCATTGACTGAGGATCAGATTCAGCAACTCGTATGGGTTGTTGGTGCTTGGATCGTTGGCGATTCTGTTCGGCCATTGCCGAAGCCTGATGAGGTGGCCAAGTGAATCGCGTAAAATTTGCTGACAGGCTAAAGGCACGTCGAGCGGCTCGGGAAATTTGGGTCGCTCGGCGATCGGATCCAACGGTGGCCGATTTGGTCGCAAAGACCATCGACGGTGACGAGGAAGCTGGGAAGTTGCTTTTCGGGTCGCATCCTGAGTTGGTGGGAATCGATCCGGCAACGCTACTTCTGCTGATCCAGATCGCTCTTAGATTGTGGATTTGGTGGCAATCTCAAAAGGTCGAGAATCCTTCGGAGGATGTTGCCGTTGGCGAGCCCTTCGACATGACGGTCAGCGACGACGACCAAGACTAAGCCCAGATCGCAACGACTACCTACTAACCTTCAATTCCTTACGAGCGGGTTAGTCGGAGCGAGACGGGCGATACACAAGGATGGATGATGGCTGACGAAAAGAAAAAAGAAAACTGGTTGCCTTGGATCGTTGCGGCGTTGGCGGTTTTTGCGATGTTGCGAAATCAGCAACCATCGGATAAGCCACAGCCGAAGGAGCTCAAAGCGGTCGTCTCTCAGACGTTGCCAAGCATCCGATCAGCCTACAAGCAAGCTTTCTTGGAGGCGGCTTCAAAGATCGAATCGGGCGAGATCAAGGATCAGGAGCAATGGACTAAGTTTATCGCCGATAACGCAGGGGCTAAGCAAAAAGACGCATTGAACAAAGTCTACGAAGCCATTGACAAACTCGATCTGCCTGCAAGCTTCGCCGGCAAGGAATCAGAGATCGCCAAGATCAATCGGGAGATTGCTCAAGCATGGTAAACATCTTGTCGGATTTTGCGATTGCCTCTGGAGTGTGCTTCGGCGCGTTGGTGCTTGGGCTGATTGTCGATAG